AGATTGTATTAAACAATGGCTCAAGGCAGAGGAGTACGTTACTGACTTATGGACTAAGAGAGGTATAATTTATGAATAAGACACAATTGGTAGAAATGGATATTGGTGATCTGGTCCCTGCGGATTGGAACTATAAGAGTGATGGCACTCCTGAACAGATCGAGAAACTTTGTAATTCGATCAAGGAGGACGACTCTGCTGGAGTTGTAGCAGTAAGAGAGTTAGGAGACAAGTTTGAAGTAATAGATGGAAACCATCGTCTACAAGCAGTTCAACAATTAAAATGGAAGAAGGTTCCCTGTGAGAACTTCGGATCCATAACTAAGGCAAAGGCAGTTACGATAGCAAGAAGAAGAAACCATAAATGGTTCGAGGATGACCTGATCGCCTACGCTGAACTGTTCAAGAACGAGGTACTGGAAGAGTTCACCATAGATCAATTAGAAACGTTCATGCCCGACTCCCGACAGGAGATGGAAGGACTTGAGAAGCTACTGGACTTTGATTGGGATCAGTATAAGTTAGATGAATCAGATCCTGAAGCCGATGAAACGAAGATGATTACTTGCCCTCACTGTGGAGAACAATTTGAACAATAAACAATATCAAAGAAACAATGTCAGTCGGATGCTTCGAGTATCTAATAGAAACAGAAATGCATTTAGATGGAGTGCCAATGAAACCAACGCTCATATTGATATGAAGTTTGCTATATGTAAACAGTTAAAGAAGTGGGGCCATGAGTTCTATACAGAAGCTATTTTTAATTCAAGTGGTTTAAGAGCAGATGTAATTGA